CGACTTCCCCAGCAGTAGTGCTGTCATTGCCCGCTTGGTGCACGTACGTACCACCCTTACATTGATTGCCTTGCAATGCGTTCTGGAATCTCATTAATCATAGCTGTCTTTGCTTGTGGAGTTGGTGTGGGTTATGGGGCACTCCTTTATCGCAGACGGAATTTTTTGACGGTTGCTGAGGAGGTGCTCGGTGATGACCTTGCTCGCCATGTGGACGAGATTGACGACGAGGTGGAAGAGTGTAGCTCGAGACCGGTGGCGGACGAGCCGCGGAGGATTACCTTTGGAAAAAGGAAAACCTTTATTGCGGCTTGTGTTCTTGAAGCTAAGGTCCAATTCGGGCTACCCACGGACTGTGAGGCTAATCGACTCATGATCCGGAAGTTTGTCCGGGATATGATGGTCGAGAGGGGCATGCGACCGACTCACATTGCTGGATTTTTGGATCTAGTAGTGGAGCTTGTCTTTGTTCCCTCTGAGGACCAAATCCTGGCTCGCCGCCTACGTGCCAGTGTCGCCTGGGCCACGCGTCGGGAGCGGTATGCGGAACCGTTACAGACGATGTGGTGGCGCCGTGTTACCCATTACTTTGGGACACGGCGTCATGGTGATGCTTGGTGAGCCACCCAGGGCGTCTCACGAGGGTTGGTTTTGTGCGAGGTTGGTGGGGTATCCTCCCCTCCTTCACTCGCTCCTGACCATCCCAACTTGGTCGTGAGTAAGCGCCTTGGGGTGGATCACAAGACGCGCAGTGTCCAGGTATTCTCGAATATGGCTCCTGAGAATAATGTGTGCGTCTATAACTCTGACATTGTAACGCTGGAAAGGGCCATAAAGGAGCGGGTATTCTTTGTCCGGGAAGCTGGTCAATTTGTCCCCCCTCCCCTTCCAAAGGCTGGAGTGATCGAGAAGCGGTTGAGATCATTTGCAAGCCAGCTGGCTAAACATCTACCATCGACCACCCCGATTGGGAGGCATGAATTTGCCAACCTGTATCGGGGTCGCAGGCAGAAGGTTTACCAGCAGGCCGCTGAATCGTTGATGACACTTGGGGTTCAGCGCCGCGACTCCTTCATTAAGCCGTTTGTGAAGGCTGAGAAGGGAAAGCCGGATTCAGCACCGCGGGTTATTCAGCCACGTAGCCCGCGGTACAATGTGGAGGTTGGGCGGTTTTTGAAGCCGCTTGAGGAGCGAATCTACGAGGCGATTGCTGGGGTGTGGGGTGAAATCGTTGTGATGAAGGGGTTTAACGCGCGTGCAGTAGCCAGGCATCTTCGTGCGAAGTGGGATAAATACCGTCGCCCAGTTGCCATCGGCCTTGATGCCTCACGTTTCGACCAACATGTGTCACAATTCATCCTGACTTGGGAACACTCCATTTGGTTGAAGTGCTTCCGTAATAAGTCAGATCGTGATGAGTTGGCCCGATTGTTAAAGTGGCAACTTGACAATCTGGGGTTTGGATACTGTAGGGACGGAACTTTAAGGTACAGGGTGTCTGGATGTAGGATGTCTGGGGACATGAATACTGCTAGCGGTAATTGCCTGATAATGTGTGCTCTCGTCTGGGCATACGCTAAGGTTAAGGGCATTCAGTGTTCTCTAGTGAACAATGGTGACGATTGTGTCGTCATCATGGAGAGCCGAGATCGAGAGAGGTTCTCTGTGGACCTAACGGTCTGGTTCCGTGAAATGGGCTTCACTATGAAGGTTGAAGACCCCGTGTTCGACTTTGAGTCCATTGAATTTTGCCAGAGCCATCCCGTGAGTGACGGTGAGGGCTACGTCATGGTCAGG